GTAGATGATGTTATATCCGCTATTGATACCGTTCTACATACTGATATAAAGGGTGTTATAGACGTAGGTACAGGAACAACGAACAAACTGATTGATATTGCAGAACATTTTAAGATAGATTATGAAAATAGAATAGCTGATGAAACTGAAAGACTAGATAATACTGCGAATATAAAAACACTAAATAAGCTTGGGTGGTCGTCAAAGATCAATCTATATAAATACATAGAGGAGAATAAACATGTTCAATAAAGAAAATTTTGTAGAAGCGTCTTTTATAGACAGCGAAAGAAAAAATATAGAGGTTTTAACCAAAAGTGATGATGGGAAAAGTGTAATACCTACGATTATCCCATTTGATGAAACTAATCATATGTTTAAAGAGTTAATGGATATTAAAACTTTAGACGAACTACATGAAGATACACATAATAAGAAAAAAGAAGAAGCTAGATTGTTTGAATTGTTTGCAATGGATGTAGTAAAACGTAAAGGTCTTGTGCTTGAAAAGGATATTAACAAACTGGATACAAAATTTTATCCTACGGTTGTAGAATCTCTATTGACAGATATTGATAATATAGATCACATTTTTGCTTTAAAGTTAGCTTTTTTTGAAAGAAAATCTATTAGTGAATCTGAGGATATTGAAGGTAAGAAAAAGTTAAGACAGGCTAAAAATAAATTAGAGGTTATTGATTTAGCTTTAAAAATAATTAATGGCAAGTGAAGACATTAATACTTTTACTTGATTTTTATGGTCATCCTACTTTAACAACTGATCAATATAGTGATAATGTTAGATACTCGGCATTAACTGAAATACTATCATCAACAAATATTGATAAAGAAAATTGTGTATTATTTTCAACCAATATAAATCCACGTGATTTTAAACTCAAAGAACTTAAAAATATTGCCAGACTTAATGGCTTTAAATTTGTCTTGGCATATTCCCAAGACAATGATGATATATTTTCTATAAATTATTTAAAGTTAAGGTTATTAGAAATAAATTTTAAATTAGATGAAGGTACACAAGTAATAGTGACCGGTACAAATACTTCAGGATGTGTGTTTAAAACAAAAAAAATAGGTGCATATCATTGGATAAAGTCTGGTTATAAAACAAAAATATATTTACCTATGTGTGCTGAATATCAACACAAAGGTATTAATGATTTTGAAAGAAATTTAAATGGATTTGCACAACTATATAAAAATATAAAAAATAACAAATGTTTTGAGATAGATATTTGTAAAGATTTTTCAGATTTAGAATTGCCTGTTTTATAAAAAATAATCACTATACCAACCAGACCATCCTTTTTCTTGTAAATGATGCATTTGTCCTAGTGTACAAATACTAAATTGTGGTGGTTTTTGATAGAGATAATCTTTAATTGAAGGACATACTTTATCGTATGTTTCGTATTTAATATTTTTGTAATACCATTCATCACTTCCTCTAGTATAAGTTTTAATATAATTTAAATCGTCTTTCTTAAACTTATCCCATATATATGATACATCGCCTGTCCATGATACAATAGATGAGTTTAATGGTGTGTGAGCAGGTTCTCTCCACCAGGTATCATCTAATAATGTAAAGTTCTTTCTAACTAGATTTGGTAGCGTATCATAGATAATCATATCTAAATCAAAATATAGATTTTCACCATCTCTAAATCTATCGTACATTTGAAACTTATTAAACCAATTACCATATAGGTCATCTTCAATAATTTCAAAACTATCATATTTTAGACCAGAGTATTCGTCTACCATATGTTTTAGATTATCTACATGCCATTGAGTAAACTTATTACCAAATCTACAACATATTATTCTCATTTAATCTTAATAACTTTTATATCACGGAAATGGTGTGAGTTTAGATGTGCTAAATTTTTTTTAGGAAGTTCATGTACATTTCCATAAGGATCAACTGCTTTATCTGAATATCTTACATCAACAACTTTAACTTGTCTATATTTCCAACCTCTGATATCTCTTTCTTCTCCTTTATCATCTAAAGATAGATTGTGTCCGTTAGAAGCTCCAATAACCAATTCGTGATCATCTGATTCATTTCTAGGTTTTCCTTCTTGTGGAAATCCTATTCCTAACCCATACAACATTTGTTTTGTTTTATGTACGTGTACATCTTCATATATACCTAATCTTTTTTCCCAATAAAAATCACAATCTGGACCATTACTATTATTCTTATTACAACCTGTGTAATATCCTAATTCAGCAGCTGCTCTCATAGTCAAACCTAATGCGGTACCTACGGCAACTAGTCCATTATCCCATCTTGGAGGGTGACCTCCTTTAACTATACTTCCATCAACCATAGAATTATTAAAGGTTGGTGGATGCTTTATAACAAATAACATAAAAAAATTGGCATTCATTTGACTATTTCTCCATGCTGATGGTGGTTTCTTATTAAAATCTCCACCATAAGTATTGCCCCATGTCCAATTATAAAGTTCTTTTATAGTTTCTCTATCGTGTGAATAGTATATATCATAATAAGCTTCGTGTTGTTTAGAAGGTGCATTTTTAGCCACCCATAAAAGGTAATCAATATGTTCCTGAGGTATTGTTTTTGAATAATCCCAATTTCTTTGGCATTTTTGTATTTGTTCTAATAGTTTCTTTTCTTTTTTTATATCAACCATTGTAATACTCCTTTAACTCTGGAAACACATCAAACAGATTCATTTCCCATTTAGTTCCCTTGTATGCTTTATCTTGCTGCAACATATAGTTTAAAGTGTCTTGAAAGTCATTGTCCAGTTCTTCAGGCATTCTTAAAGCAGCTTGTATGTCCGGCCAACCCTCATATTTTGGTATAAGTTCATCTTTTAATTTTTTAGGTAAGTTGTTTACTCTTAATGATTTAGGTCGTTCAATCATTAACCAACCAGCACTTCTTATTCCAGGATTTTCTTTACAATGTTTAATGACTTTATCAAAATGTATTACACTAAAACATGTAACAACTGAATTTACATCTACAAATGCTTTACCTTTATATTTATCAGAGTTTAACAGACTTATATTTTCTTCGATTTCCTTCCAGTTTGATCTTCTTCTTAAATATTCGGCATATTGGTCTACTCCGTCAATAGAAGCAGTAAATGATGTTTGTTTAAATTTAGGAATAAAGTCTATAAATTTATGTTTACCTTCTCCTAATTTTGTAAGATTGGTTTGAAACTTAACTGTAATGTTTGGCGCTTCACCTGTCTTTACAATTTCGCTTAAAAAATCAAAATATTTTTTCATTATTAAAGGTTCACCACCAATAATTTTTATACTATTTAAGTATGGTGCTAATTGTTTTATTTGTTCGGTTACATCTTTCTTATCTATTTTGTTTAAATTATCTTCAACAAGTTTAATTTTATAATTAGTTTTTTTCATTGAACCGAACATTTTTTCACTATAAACATTATGCTTATTCATCATATCAATACGCATAGATGAACTGTCATGGTTACACATATGACAATCTAAATTACATTCAATACCAAAAGACTTTAGTTGTATCTGCATTATTCTTTCATCAAAAGTCCACATACCTGTTTTTTCAAACATTCTTACATTTCTTTCTATAGCGTCCCAACGTCCTTTAGTGTTTGACTCTCTCCACATATGATGTGTTCTTCTTGATTTACCATATCTTTTTTCATCACTAATACATCTTATACAATGTTTGTTTATAGATTTATTACCTTTTGAAGGATCTAACATTTCTTTTCTTAAATTATTCAGGTAATCACTATCTTCCATCCATGATTTTATTGATGTATTGTTTATATTATGTTTATCACTTTTACCTGCTAAACAACATGCTTTATACGAACCATCTAGTTCCACAAACATTTCAGCAAAAGGGTGTACACAAAACCAACTATCTTTGTTTTTTGCTCTATTCATAAGAGAGTTTGGATCTTTTTTACGATTTTCACCTCGACTTGATAACTTTGAAAACCAATCTGAAGTATCTATATTACCTGGACTACTATTTGCAACAGCCGTCATACTTTTATCTTTAAAACTTTTACTATCTTTCATTATTTCCAATACTTTTTAACTATTCTATTTTTGTTTGTGTGCATATCTTTATTTATTCCTAAAAAATGAACCATCTTTACATTTTTATTAACATCATCTAATAACATATAATCTGTATTAAATCTTTTAGCATACATCATATTTAACTCTACCATTTCTTTAGTGTTATCAGTATATTTAATTACCCATTGTCCTGGCAGTTTAGTTATTTTAAAATTATATTCTTCTAATTTCCAATTAACATAATTCTGTTCTCCATAATACTTATAATGTACATCTCCATTATTATAATAATGTAACTGCCAATAGTTAGGATTTAATGAGAAGTCGTCCCATACACCTTTTAGACTACCTGATTTAAACTTATAGAATCCACCATTAATAGGTAATGGATCTTTTTTCGCAAATGAATTAGGTTTGTTGTTCCACCAAGAATCATATGTTAATAGTTCTTTATCTTTTACTTGCCATGATAATATTTCATCAACATTGTTTGTGATAACTTGATCTATGTCCATTATTATAATATCGTCACCTGGTTCTTGATCTCCAAATTGAGGACTAAAAAACTTTAACTTATGCCAATGTTTTTTTATATCACTATGATGGTTGTAAGGTAATATAACATCTGCCTCGATATTATTAGTATCACTTATACATATAAACTGAAAAGGTATTGTACTGTTTCTCTTTAGACTTCTATATAATTTACTTACATAGTCGGGTGTGTAGAAACCTTTAAAATATACAGTACATATCTTAAGCATAACTTCTCCAAACTAAATCAAAGTCTTTGCAAATACAATGTACCAATTTAGTATCTTTAGGTATAAAATTTTGAGTATCAAGGAAATAATGCCATTTATTGTCCAACCATTGAATTGGTATATTATTCAATTCTTTTTTAAATGAAAATATAGTTTCATTATCATATCTAAACATATCAATAATATTTTGTGAATATAGATCGCTAATATCTTTTCTCAATTTAGTCATTAAGTCAATCGTATCTCTAAATTTACCAAAATAATCTAGTTCTAATATGTGTTCTTTTTTAGCGCCAATAATGCCAGTATTAATAACATCATTTCTAGGATTTAAACCACTCTCTAAAAGCATGGCATGGCAATTAAAATATTTTGCTGATGGACTTCTAATGCTTTGATTTACCTTTGGATCTCTGGTTACATAACTGTTATTATTATATACACAAATACCTTTAGACAAGTTCCATACATCAAAGAAGGACTCATCTGTTAATGGTACAACATCAAAGTCTAAGTATAATATTTCATCATATTTTTTAGATAGTTCATATAGTAGGTGTATCTTGTAGAAGTTAATAATTTCATAACCAGTAAACATAGGAAAGTCTTTTAAAAAGTTTTTTTCAAATGTTTGATATTGTTCGTCATATTCAAACATAATAAAATCTGCTTCACAATATTCAGAATATGTTATTTTTGTATTAACTAATTTATCATAATGTTTCTTAAAAGCATTGACAGTTATAGAAGCCTTTTCTTTTGTATCGTGTTTGTTTTTAGAGTTACCATAATGTTCTTTAAGTGGCACATCTACATATAAACTATAAATTACTCTTTTCATATCTTGCCTACTAATAAAAATCTTGTTCCTCTTTCATCTGTGACTTCATCTTTAGCTAAAACCTTTGATGTAACTGGTAATTGTTTTTTAAATTGTTCTATATCATTAACACAATTAATATGACCTTCTATATCCTTCATGTTATTTGATGTAAAGGCAAAAAATGGATTGTTTTTATACAATATCCATTCCCATAGTGGCCAATCTTTCATAGATGACATATGTTCGCAAGAGGTGTTTATAAAGAGATCAGCTGTTCTATACTGATTTAATTTGTTATATTCAAATACATCTTGTACCCTAAATTCAACATTCTTATAATGACTGAATAATCTATTACGAGCAATGTTAATTACTTTCTCATCTTTATCAATTAGAGTGATTTTTTTAACTTCTTTGAACATTGGAATTAATATACTACCGTACCAACCACCAAAAATAACTATTTCACTATCAGAATTAATATTAATATGATTGTATATCATATTTACCAATTTTTCTTTAGTTCTAAACTGATTAGGACTGTAAGAGTCAAGTAGATCACTATTGTTTCTACTCTCCGCCATTATGTTTTTAAATAATTTTATATCTATCATCTGTTTCTTTTTTCATAAAATCATAGTATCCATATGCCCAATACTTTTCTCTACATGGCCAACATCTCATACAAGCTTCTACTCCAGGGTCCTTATAAGTTAAATTAAAGAAATCTGGTTTTGCATATTCTCCATACATTTCTACCTCAGTTTCGCAAGTTTCGCTAACCTTAAATAGTGTGTTAAAAAGACCTAAATCTTTTACCCATTGAGCTATTTCTTTTTTATTTTTATTACGAAAAGGTCTAAATTCATACTTAAAACTACCGTAATGCTTGTCTTTAGTTTTAGAATATAGTTTTTCTCTCTTAACGTTTCTATCTTTTGGAAACTTTCTTTCTTCGCCTGTAATTATCTTAGGTTGTTCTTCTATGGGTGGGTTTAAAGTTTCACCAGAAAAATACATATTCATATTTGGATATTTTGGCCATAAACTATAAAACCATTTTCTTTGAAAGACATCTTTAGGATTATATTTTGTTCCATATTTTTCAAAATCTTTAATCATTTTTTTTGTTTTAACAAATCCAGATGTATCGAAAAATGCTGTTTCGGAATTGTCTAAAAGTTTTGCATTTGGATTTAATATTTTTAAAGCATTTAAAACTCTACCAACAGATTTTATAGCCGCTGGTCTTAATTTATTATACATTGTGATAGGTAGTAATTTTATGTGAGGATATTTTTTCATTGTTAAGTAACACATAAGTGCTGAGTCTATTCCTCCACTTAATCTTATACCTATCAATTCTTGCTCTGATATTATTTTATTAATATCTTTAGTAAATACTTCTTCTAATATTTCATTTACATCCATTTTATTATATCCTTTATTTCAGGTTTTATGTCTTCGTGTTCAACTTTTAAATGTTTTAAATCTTCACGTCTATATCTTTCAGCATATCCACAACTTATCATAATAATAGGTCTAGTATCAACCATATGTAATCCAACTTTATGCCAGTCTTTAGGTCTTCTTTTAAAACAGGAGTTATAAGAGATATCCAATCCTTCTTCTAGTAAATAATTTGTTAAGTTGGCAATAAATATTCCAACTTCAACGGCGACACTATCAATTATTTTTTCTATATGACTTTCCGATCCTTGATCGTAAAAATGACCTGTTTCAACCTGTCTTTTATAGTAATCATTTGGTGTAGAAAGTCTACTGTGTAATGTTATTAGATATGGATTTTCTTTTATGTGTCTATAATATGGATTTTCATATTCACCTAGTTTTGCGCCTTGAGTTTTTGTTGATTGTCCATCTTTAACTGCTTTATCTTCGACATCTGAATGACACTTTACAACTAAGCTATGTATAGTATCTTTGTGTATTTGTTTTTCTGGTCCCCATACAAGTGCCTGATATGCCATTGCATTATTTTTAGACGGTGATGTTTTCCACGCTTTCCATAATGCTCTTTCTATAATTTTCTTTGGTGGTATTTTATTACTATATTTTTTAACATGTTTTCTTTTTGTTTCTAATAAATCAAAATGTTTCATTTTTTTATTATCCAATCGTTAATTATTAACAAATCTAATGCTGTTGACTTAAATGTTCTTATAGCATGTTCAGGTGTTTCTACAATAGGTTCCTGACAATTAAAACTTGTATTCAATAACATAGGCACGCCAGTAATCTTATAAAACTC